TTTATCTCTCAGCATATCAGCCAGTAAATAAGTCCCTAACATATCAAGAAAAAAACTGTTGTTATAGTGGCGTCCTGTTTGGCTGTAATACCACTCAGTCAAGTCCTCAACCTGTTTAATACGAGTCTCTAAAGGTAGAATTTCTTTAATAGCTAATAGCCGTTCTACTTCCTGTTCAAAGTCAGCTTTAACACCCAAACTATTCACCTCGTTCCTTTAAGATCATGTGATATGTAGCTAAGTTCTTAATAGCTTTTTGGGTATGTTCTTGCACAGTTTGTTGAGATAAATTTAATTCTCGTGCAACGTCCACCTGTCTCATATCTTTATAGAAAGTTAATTCAATAACTTGTCGTTGTCGTTCTGTTAATGCTTTATTAACTGAGAAATGGAAGTCCAATAAGAAATCACTAATAGTAAAATCACATGAATAGAATCGGGCCTCAGCTAATTTAGGGTAATCATTTAAAAAAGCTGTCACACCACTTTCGGTTTCCAGCTTGTACGCTTGTTCATATTTATTTGTCATACTTTCTCACCTTCTTTAAGTTCATTGTGTATATAAATGATTTGGTCGTATAAATCAGCCAATGTTGTATTATTGGTTACTAGGTAATCGCAAGGTATATTGTCAACTGTCGTTTCTGTCTCATGATAGAAATTCTCAGGTTCAAATAAATCACCACTGTTTAGAATCCGTTGCTTTCTCAGTTCATCGTCAGCCTCAACCTTGATAACAGTGAAGCCCATTTCTTTTAAGTAATGATATTCGTTCAATTGGCGAACATCTGAAATAACAAAACTTGTTTCTCCATAGCCCATTAAATTTGTTAAAGTTCTATCTAAAGCCTTAACCCATACATCAGGGTCAATCTTTCTCATTTCTTGTCCAATAACTTGATATAACTTTCTTGGTTTTCCCTTTGCTACGATTTCAGGGAAGTACCTTCTTGCTATCTTTTTAATTTCATCACCGAAAGCGATTTGGTTTGCATCTTCATTATCAATAAAGAATTTTGCTACCGTATCCTTTCCTGATCTCATTTTTCCGACCAGTGCAATTTTCATTAATATTCCACTCTCTTTCCTTCTTTTCTGTTATATGAACCTTTGCCTTTCTTCACTTTGTCAGCCCTTGCTGGTGGTGGCATTGTTCCTCTGTTTTGTGTCATAACACCGATTGTTTTCTTTTGTTTTTTCTTTGACATATAAAAACCCCCTCAATTAAGTACTTGCAATTAGGGGGCATTTTGGGACAAATTGTATTTGACATTTTACGATATACGGTAATATAATGTAGTCGTAAGGTAAAAAAAGTTAAGTGAGGTAATACATATGATAGTTAGAGTGCATGAAAACACGACAGACCACGTTAAGAAGAATTTAGAAAGGTTTCCGTACTTTACAGTTAGATGTAAGTTAGGGGAAATTTTAAAAGATAGAGGAATAAGCATGACTGAATTAAGTCATTTAACAGGTATTCGTACAGCGTCGCTTTCTGAGTTAGCTAATATGAAAAGAACTACAATCAGCGTTCCACATTTAATCGTGATAGCTGTTACATTAAGAATCACAGACTTAAATGATTTAATTGAATTTACTATGCCACCTGAAACTGAGGAAATTATGAAGCAAGACCAACAACTCATAGAGTTGTGTGGTAGTATGTTGCCTGAACAGGACGACTACTTAATGTCAATCAGAAAGAGAAGTAAAAGAACTCTAAAGAAACAAGAAAAACCCACTAGCAAATAAGCCAGTGGGTTTCTTTTTTATTCCTCTTCTTTTTCGATTGCTGTATCCATCATTTCATTGAATTTAGATAACAGTTCTTCACGGTCAGGTTCAACATATTCAGTTAGCTTACCCTTTTCAATTCCAGTATGAATTGTAAGCATAGCCCCTCTTTCGTCGTCCATAACTAAAACAGGCTTTTCCTCGCCTACTACATTTAAGTTAAATTCAATTACAGCATTATGAATAGGGTACTTCTTCCCTCTCGCCTCAGCCTTTTCTAACGTGTTTTCTAGAATCTCCTGTACAGCCTTCCCCATTTGACTAGGTGTGCAACTTCCTTGTAATACAATTCGCATATTAAAATCTCCCTTTCATAATGTCGTCAATTTCTTTGTATTGTTTTAACTGTTTCTTTAACTTGTGTCTGTTCCATAATTCCAGTACATAGCTAGTACCAAACCATACAGCTAAAAAGAACGTGTACGGTGCGTCTCCACTGTTAAGGAATTTGTAAAATAAATACGGAATCCCAAAGTGATATGCTAGTAGAATAGCAATTCCAATAGTTACACCAATTACGTTTAATAGAAACTTAAAACCAGTAGCGATACCGTCAATGATCTTATTTTTCATTTAGTTCCCACCCTTCTATTCTCTTAACACCTAAGTAGTCTCTTAGACATAAAGTGTCACAAAAATGTTCATCATCAAGTTCAAGAAATTCCTCGTCAGCAAATAGTTTCACATTGCATTGAACACAGAAACTTACTATCCTAATTGGAATAACTCTCTTAGGTCGAACCATTGGATTTTCAACCTGTTCCATAGCATCACCCCTTACTCTTAGTTACTTGCAATTTCATAGGGTTTTAGGACATATAAACAAAAAAAGACGTCAGTACTAGTATTAGTACCAACGTCAATTTTAAAGTTATTATTTTTTAGGTTTCTTAGTTGCGAACATTAATAGTAATACAAACTCAGTACCACTTAAAATAGTAGATGCTGTATTAGTAATGAAGAATGATTGCATTTCAGCTACATCAATTACAAGATACATATAAACAGCGTACATTTCCATTAGTACAATACCAAAGAAAATAGAACCTAAATACATTTTACTGAAATCATCTACCGAACGAGTTTTAATCATTTTAATGATTTGCGGAATGTATCCGACTGAAAGAATTACCCCACCAATTAATTGAAGCATTGAAAAGAACTGAACCATATCCATCTGTTATTTCCTCCTATGTTTTACCTTATTTTTTATTGAGGCGTGGTTAACTTCACGCCCCCAAAGTTAGTATTAGTATTGGTATTAAAGTTAGTACTGAATTTAAAGTTATTCTCGTCCCTCTTCAAGTCCAGTTTCATAACCTTCTTGATAGCCTTCTTCATAGCCCTCAGAACGTCCATCTTCAAAGCCGTCATCATAACGGTCTGAGTATTCCCATTCAGCGTCGTTATAACCTTCCTGATAACCCTCGTCACGTCCATCCTCACGACCACGTTCATAATTGTCCTCAGCACGTACATCACCAGTATCAAGTTCGTCAGTAACGAAAATTACTAGGTCAGTAAGTTCACTTTCTAATTCAGGTGCTTTGTCCATTACAGCCTCAAATTTAGTAGCAAGCGTTTCATACCCTTTATCAAATAGAACTTGATTATCGTAGAATCTCATTAGTTACATCCTCCATAATTTCGTATTGTCCCTCATAAAGTCGTAGCTTGTTTTCACGTCCCTCAACTTCTACATCAATAGTAAACATTGAACCACAGCCGTCAGAATAACAGCCTCTTACAATGCCTTCTGTGTAGCCTTGCTTTGTGTACCACTCAGGAAAGATTTTTACTTTCTTACCTTCAATGAACTGTGGAAAGGGTTGTTCCGTATGATCTTTAATTACGCCCTCTTCAATTAAGGCTTCATTAATCATCTTTAAGACTATTTCTCTATCAGCTTCATTCTCTACAAAGTCGTATTTATCACCGTCGATAACTAATACACGACACTGTGCGAACTTCTGATATTCATTGAACATATAGTCGTCGTAGCGTGACCATAACTTATAGAAATACTCTTTATTCTTGTCATAGTTTGCTACTTCAATAGAACGTCCACGTTTCATAATTCGCTTATAGAATGTCTCAAAAGAGATACGAATATATACAGTTAAGTCAGGGTGAATTTGTGGGATAAGTTCAAGTTCTTTCCACATTGTACTGATTAGAGTTTCATATACTTCCCACTCTGAATCTGAAATGCCACCGTCCTCATGTGCTAACTTACCAAACAATCTATCTTCATAAATAGAACGGTCTAACACGGCAAAGCCTGACTTCTCAGACGTTCGACACTCACGAATGCTGTTCATACGTTGAGTTAAGAAAGTCAATTGAGTTAAGAATGGGATACGTTCACCATCTGTAACTACTCGTGCGTCACCATACCATTTAGATAAAATTTCAGGGATTTCCTCATACTTAGCTAATGAGTTATGTTCCTTACTGATTAACTCAGTTAAGGTACTTTTTCCAGCACTAATCATTCCAGCAACAGTAATCACTTTCATAATGCCCTCCTATTACAGTCCCATGTTTTTAGCGACAGAAAACATTTCTGTTACGCCTTCCATGAACACTTTAAAGTCAGATTTTGTACCTTCAAAAGTAATACCACTACCTAGTTCGGCTTTGAACACTGATTCTTCTTTACGAATGTCAGCCATATCCTCAGCAAGCAATACTACTTGTTGACCAATTTCAGCAACCTTCTCCAAACCAGTTACATCAACATCAATTACTAATTTGTGTGGGTTTGATGCTGGTTTAACAATACGTGTAATATAACTAATGTCAGCGTGATAGTTATAACCAACCTCGTAATTACTTGTACCTGAATCAGTAACCTTTATTTTAAGAGTTTCGTTTTCCTGTAACTCAGTAACTTCGCCAATAAAACCCATATCATGTTCAACCGTTTGACCTAACTCTAATTCTTCAAATTTAACCATTATTAACAGTCCCCTTTTTCTTTAAATTGTTAAAACATTTTCTACACATTGGCGTGTATTCATCCGTTCCTAATTGGATACGTTGACCGCCCTCTTCTTTATGAGAAACCCAAGCATCGTCGCCACATTCAGAACAGACAGCATGTAATTTCACAACATTCTCAGCTATTGACATCAAGGCTGAAACAGTAAAGAATGGGTGGGCTTTAAAATCAAGATCAAGTCCAGCAACAATAACTGTTTTCCCTCCACGTAATAAAGTTTCGATAGTTGTCATAATGTAGCTAGTGAAGAATTGAACCTCGTCAATTAAGAACACATCATACTCTTCAAAGTACTCTCGTGAAGCAATTTGAATAGGTGTGTTTTCTTTGATACTGATAGCGTCAACCTTTGCACCATCATGTGAAACAATTTCATTAGCTGAATACCTTGTATCCATTTCAGGTTTAAAGTAAGCAACTCGCTTTCCAGCCCTTTTAAGTCGTCGTCCACGTCGCTGTAATTCAGTTGTCTTCTCGGCAAACATTCCCCCAGCGATAACAGTTAGAGTCATTTTCATTCTCCTTTCGTCTTGTAATGCCTTACACTTAGTAACTTGCATTTCAGACTACTTTTAGGACAAAAAAAAGAGACTGGTTATAAAAACCAATCTCTACATTCCTTCCTTTATATCGTACACTTGACGTATGGTGACTTTTTCCAGTTTGGCAATTTCCTTTGGTAAAAAACCTAGTTTCAAGTATCCCTTAATACGGTTTTTCTTAGCCTCAGACAACATCTTCTTTTCGTTCATTTGCCTCACCTTGCCTCGTATGTAGTTTATGTCACTATTATACACGAGGTATTAATTTAAATCCATCCTTTTTGTTTCCCTAATGCTATTCCCACGCCTACAGCGTCCGATTCATCATTTGTTTTGTAATCATCGTACTTAACAAAGCCGTATAATGCTTTTGCTAGTTCGTCCTTACTTGCTTTACCGTCGCCAGTAACAGCTTTCTTCACGCTAGTTGGTGCTATTTCGCCATATCCTTCATACCCTTTACGATATAAGGTAATGACTGTGATACCGACCACACGTTGTAACTGTTGCGTAGCTACAGCGAATCTATTGAAGCCTTTTTCTAAAACAATATCGTCAAATGGGTACTTGTCCAATAAGCCTTGTAAATGTTCAGATATTTGTTCCAGTCGATAGCCTAAAGGCTTCTTTGAATTTGTCTTAATATGTGACACTTCCAATAAATCTACTGTCTTATTTCTTAAATCGAATTTCATTACAGCAAAGGCAGGACACGTTAAGGAAAGGTCACAAGCTAGAACCATTTTATACATTAGATTCCAACCTTTCCACAAGCCGTTTTAAATGGGCAGAACATACACTTTGAAGGATTAGGTCGAGGGATTTCACCTGTCTCAACATTCTCAGCAACTCGTGACCATTTATCTAAAAGTAATTGACGTTCTCTTTCAGTTACCTTGTGATAGAACACCTTAAAGTCAGGTCGTGCATTCTCATGAGTACCCCATTTATCTTTAGCTACAGATTCATAAGTTACTAGCCATTCATCCACGCCAAACAAAATCGAATAAGCCACAATTTGTTGACGGTGGCTTGGTGCTGGTTCTTTAATTTGTTTAATTTGGGCTACACTATTAGACTTTGTTTTATACTCAAAACCTACTTTAGAACCGTCCTTATATTCTAAGATTCCATCACACATGCCAAACAGTACAAATTGCTGTCCATTGTGTTCTATGACTTTCCAGTTCTCAATTGATTTCTCCCATGCTGGTAAGCCGTTTGGTAATCTCATAACTTTAAATTCAGGTGTTTCTAGTACAATCTCAGCCTCTAATAATTGCTTTTGCATAGCACCGTGAACGGCTGTACTGTTACGAGTCCAACGATTCTGAAATGGGTGTGTAGTTTGTTCATCACGTTCCATTTTCTTATCCTTGAAGAATAATTCTCTTTCACATTTGTCCGAACTGGAAGGAGAAAAGCGTGGTAAATGCTTTGGATAAGTCTTTGGCGTTTTCATGATCTTAATTGCATGTTCCTGTTCTTTTAATACCAGTTCCTCTACCTCAACGATATTAAAATAGCTTGTCTCATTCACAGCATCAATGTGGTTTGAGAATGCTTTTACAAGTTCCTCGCCTCGTGCCATGCTTTGTTTTTTCTCTCGTACTTGTTCAGTTAAATCAGTTGGTTTTGATAGTAAACTCATTTTCTCTCGTCCTCTCTTGTTTTTAGACAACAAAAAAAAGACACTCCTGTGAAAGAGTGTCCTTATTTAGAAATTCAATTAAATTAGATATACTTACGTCTATTTCTTCTTACGTCGTTAACAAAACTAAAGGGTAGTTCTAATACATCTGAAATAACTGTATCAGGAACACCGTAGTCTTGAAGAGTTTTAACTTTATTAGCTTCTTCCCTACTATACTTAGTATGTAACAGTAAGTTTGTTTCGACAGCGTGTTTGCTATTCTCATGAGGTGTAACCCATTCAAGATTAGAAACAATATTGTTTTCAGGGTTTCCGTCAATATGATTTACCTGAGGTTTGCTTTCAGGATTATCAATAAAATGTAGGGCAACCAGTCGGTGAATGTAGTGTTTCTTACTTTCACCATCTTTTCTTAATTTGACATACATATGTTTTGTACGAGTATTATTTGTCTTTGCCAATCGTCGTTGACTTCTAATAGTGAAAACCTCACCATCATTACTTATCTTATATAAACCCTCATAGCCTTTAATATCTTTGTAAACTCTTTTCAACTTGCCTCACCTTGCCTCACGTTAAGTTAATTTAAAGTAATCTTAACTCATTTTACCGTATATAGCAACATTATTTACTACCAAACCATGTTTTAATAGATTCCATACGTCCCCAACAATTAGAAAGTTCACCGTCAGTACCACTAGGGATATTATTTAGCTGTACTGTATCTGTCATGATTGCCTCAAATAATGCAACCTCTTCCCTTGTAACATCTTTCGGAACACGGAATAGTAATTCATCATGTACACATGCCAGTAGTCCAAAAGTACGTCCAGCCTTTGAAAGTTGCTTACATAGTAATGCACCAGCTATCATACATTTCTTAGTTTGAATTGCAGACGTTCCCTGAATCTTAGCGTTAGTAGAATAAGTATCATAAACTCGTAAAGGATTCTGTCCTCTAAAGAATGGAAGACGTCTTTTTCTCACTAAATCTCCTAATCTCATTTCTACATAACCTTGTCTACACGCCTCTTCTGTATTGTTCTTAACGAACTGTGCCACTTTAGGGAACTTAGTATAGAACGTGTCAATCATTTGCTGGGCTTGTCTTGTAGTGATACCTAAAGCACCGCCTAATGAACCAGCACCCATTCCATACATGATAGCTAAAACTACGACTTTAAACTCTTTACGAATTTTAGTGTCAGAACCATCCTCATTCTTATAGCATTCTTCATAAGGCTTACCATAGAACTCACTACCCAGCGTTGCGTAAAGATCACGTCCAGCTTTATAGTTTTCTATTAAGATAGGTTCTTGTGTATAGTGCGTTAACATACGTGGTTCTTGGGCTGAGAAATCCAGTCCTAAAATAACGTAATCACTATGAACTCTAAACATCTTACGTGCCTCATATGGCTGTTGCTGTAAGTTAGGTTCGCTAGAACTGAATCGACCAGTTTTCGCACCGTTCTGTTTAAATGAACCGTGTAACTTTCCGTCAGGCTGAATAAATGAGTCAATAGTTTCTACGAAACCAGTTAACTGTTTTGTATCATCTTTAAACTTTTGCAGTAGCTTAATAACAGGGTGGTGTTTGAATGGCTTAATTTCCTTCTTACCAGTTCCCTTTAACTTCTTATCTACTGTTCTTTGAAGTGCTGGTAAAAGCTGTGCAGGGGAATTAAAGTTAATATCCCCTAGCACCTTCACCAATTGTTTTCTAGTTTCTTCTAATGCAGGACGTAGAATTGTCTTTTGACGTTCTACCTCGTCCATATCAATATAGAAACCTTCTCGTTCCATTTCGAATACAACACGAATTAATGGCTGTTCAACTTCCATGTAATACTTGTACAAGCCCTCTTGTTTCTTAATATGTTCCATCAAGAAATCGAATAGCAGCCATGTCACATGAGTATCTTTACACCCATAAACTCTAGCGTATTTTAGTTCCACTTCATTGAATGGTGTTTTACCAAACAGTGAGTCGAAAGTATCAGATTCTATTTGTAGGTACTTAGGTACTAAGTCCTTTAATTTGTAAGACGGTTCATTCTCATTCAGTACTTTCATAAGTTCCTGAGTATCATGAATCATTCCATTTACAGTCATTCCCTCACTCATAAACTGGTGTAAGTCGAATGTAGCGTTATGGAAAACTTTTGCATTAGCTAAATGTAACGCCTTTTGAATGTAATACTTTGCTTTCTCTAAAGGGGCGTTTGCCTCGTCATGACGCAGTGGAATGTACCAGTGTAAGTCCTTCTTAGGGGCTGTAAATGATACACCTACAATCTTGTCACGACCATACATATTTAACCCCGTAGTTTCCGTATCCACTGAGACAATAGGTTCATCTTTTAACACTTCAAACATATGTCCAATGGTCATTACATCCATTGCTAGAATATAGTTATCAGGTGTTTTACGAACCATATTTTCTAGAATCAAAGTACGTCGTTTCTGTAACAATACTTGATATAGATTCTTAGCATGAGACTTAGAAAACTTCTTCATATCCTCGACGCCTTTTGATAGTTCGCCTTGTTGGATTGCATCATGCACCATCATTAGTTTTTGTTTCTCAGACTCGCTACTGATCTTTGTTTGGAAGATGCCAGCTTTACGCTTTCCTGTATGAGTTTCATAGCCAGTAAACCAAACCTCATTATCAGTAGGTTGATATTCCTTTAGGGCTTTCTTTCTCTCAGCCTCTTTAACTCGTTCTTGCTTCTTCTTTATGTCCTCACCGTTTTCATCAAGTGTTGGATTAAAATTAAGTTCCATTTATAATCACCTCACTTAGTTACTTGCATCAGGACACAAAAAAAGGACACACCGATTAAGGTATGTCCAAAGCTGATTGAGATATTTAATTAGTTTTGAATTTTGTCAGTAAGTGAGTCGATTTTTACAAATGAACTCTCAGCCTGTGTAATACCGTTAACGATTTGACCTTGAATGTTATTGATTTGTTGAACTAAGTTATTGAATTGCATTGAAGCCATTGGGTCTTGTTGACCTAACATCTGTGCAAATTGTTGTAACTGAGTTTCAATGAAGTCTAATTGCTGTGCTGTCATTTTAGTGTTGGCTAAAAGAGTCTTTCCAGCGACTACCTCCGCATCAATTTGGTCACCTACTCGTGCTGATTTCATACCCATTCCAAACATATTTCCACCTAACATATACATTACCTCCGATTGATTTTATAAGATTAAAGTTAGTACTAATATTAAAGTTAATGGCAAATTTAAAGTTAATATTAAAGTTAGGGGCAAAAGCCCCCATTAATTAAAACTGGTCTACAGGGTTTTCATCTTTACTAAGGTCAACAGCCTCAGAACCTTCACCTACAGTAAAGAAGTCTTCCACAGGGAATCCAGCTTGTTTTAAAGCCTCAATTTGTTGTTCTACTGTACGTGGAATTAGTACAGACTCAAAGTGAGACATTTCGACTTGTAAGCCTTCCGCAGACTCAAAGCCTTCTTTTCCTTTAGCGTCAAGTTTCAGGATAGGGTTTAATGAATAAACAGTATCCGTCTTAGTTCCTGTACGCTTAAAGTTGAATGCAATAAGATCATCTTTGTCCTCAGAAATGATATTCTCACGATATTCCTCAATATCACCAATTAATTTACTCGCCTGAGTTTTTGAACAATCCCAGAATCGAATAGCTTTCATGTCTAAATCGTATAAAGCAAAGATGTAGCGTTTCTTAGCTACTAATTTATCAAAGCCTTCAATACCTGATTTAGATGCTACACATAATGGGTCAAGTTCTCCTGACATTGGTGTTAAACAAGGTTGTGTATAGATTCCTAGATTGAAATCTCCATGTGCTTTATACTCAACATAATCAGTTAAGCCTAGTACACGTACACGAACGCTTTCTCCTTCTTTAAGACGAATGTAAGCCGTTTTTAA